TCAATTTTACGATTCCCTGTAATGATGGAATTAGCATCTACCACCTTTCTAAGATCTTCATATCTACGTTTCAATTCTGCGTCGTCTGTATACTCGTAAGTAACAAATCCGCATTCTTTACACACTTTGAATCCGATAGGCTCATCATATATATAGTCTCTATCGTACCAATATTTATGGTCTCTCAAGTAGTCTAAATCGTGCCATTTGTTTTCTTTACATATCGGACAATTTTCAAGTTTAATTTGCATTTATTTTCCTTTTATATATTTGGTTTCAGCTTTTTCAAAATCTGTGTAAAATAATTCTATGGCTTTTAACAGTTGGGACACGGTGTTAAATACTAAAGTCCTACTTGATACTTTTAAAATAAATCCGTTATCAACTTTATTAATCTCCGACACAGGCTTTTTACTATGATCCTTAATGTAGTGTACGGTGCCTCTAAGTATCATTTTATCCTCCTACAAGTATTCTTTTATTTTACTATAAACTTCAGGCGACAAATAATTCTCACATTTTATTTTTTTAATCGAGAATAGCACTTTGTCATATTCTGGCACAACAAACTCATATTCCAGGTAATCCCCATTCGGGAAATATTTATCAATTTGCTGAGTATTATATTTATAGGTAGCACCCAAAATTAAACACATGAAATTACAGACTTCCCAATTTCTGTATATGAAATAAAACAAAGGTATTAGTAAAACCACCATAATCCATATAGGTATCATTTTATTATCTCCTTTAGCTCGGCTATGCTTAGCATCTGCCGTTGATCCGTATCTGACTCACCATCTATTGTACTTTCGAACATATAATGTTTTACCCCGATAGCTTTAAATGCTTCGTAAGTATCTTTGATATATTCTTTTCTCCCTACCGAATGGGAGCAATCTAAAACTATCTTTTTAAATATGTCCGGACGCTCTTCTTTTATCCTGATTATACCTTTAAGATCAGGCGACCATCTGGAATCATACAACCTATCAAATATTAAAATACCTCTCTCAATTATATAAGGAGTGTACCCGTGTTTTTCTTTACAAATATCAAAAATACCTATAGTCTCATCTATGGTCATATCTGCACCACGTTTCAACATTATGTCGCCTTTAAATTTGCTAATCTCTTTAAGTAGTGTGTAATTCCGACTGTTCCTTGCGCCCACCCAAACATAAGTAATATCATAATCAAGTATCTGTTCAGGAGTGTGTATCTCCGTTCCTGCGGGCATTATATAATTATCAATCCAACGCAAGGCGTTATAACCCTTATCCCCTACACCGTAATTATATTTCTCAGGGGAACTCCCTCCTCCGTACAATTTAGCCCGGAACCGGTCAACCCCAATCCTCTTAAGGGCCTCGGCGTTTTGCAATATGCTTTCGGGCGATCCAGTGTGCAAACAATTACCAGCTATTATCAAAATAACCTCTTTTTACTAGCCATTTTTAATTTCCATGTATTATAATCTTGCAACTCCCCTTGATTTTTCTTCGGTAAAAAATAACCTCTGCGTATCAATTCAGCCTCAAGGATTGTTTCCTTCCGCTCTAAATCCATAACTATCTCATCGGTCGGATCTTTAATAGATCTCTTATATTCGTAAATGCCGCCTATCAATTGTTTAATCTGACTAACAGATAAAGCGTATATCTGTAGCCTTAATTTATCTGGACTTACTTGTCTAAGGTCTTGAGCCATTGATATGTCCTTGCCATTCCAGTTTTATAATCTATCCCAGGTTCCCACCCCATCAATCTATAGGCTTTTTCAATACTAATATTTTCTCGTATAAAATCTCCGTACCTATTACATCCGGTTACTATTTTTGGAGAATTACCAGTCAACTTTTTTGCAGTTTCAATTGTGCCCAATACAGAGGTTTTTTCAATCCCGCATAAATTTATAGTTTCTTTATATACTGATGCGAAATTTTCACATGCCCCATAGATCCCTTGAATTAAATCATCTATATAAATATAAGCTCTCTCTTGATACCCTAAGCCGTTAACATTTATTTGTTCGTTATTCATACATTTTTCTAATGCTATACAATTAAATAATTCCTTCCGCATACCCGGGCCATACACTGTCCCAATTCTCAGTATGGTGTAATCAAGTCCGGGCATACCTCTTAATATATATTCCCCAGCCATCTTAGAACAGGCGTAAGGCTCAACGGTCATTGGTATCGTCGTATCTTCTTCTTCTATACCTCCGGAATCCCCGTAAACGCAACACGTGGAAATATATACTAAGCGTATTTTATTTTTAACACAATATTTTGCTACTTCATAAGTCCCGCGGATATTCACGTCAAAATTTTTATCCTGATCTGCGATGGATTCATTTAAATCCGCTATCGCAGCGAAATGAACTATAGTCCGAACATCCCTGCCGCTATATTCATTTATTTTTAAAATATCGTTCTCTGGTAAATCAAATCCTATAGGATCCCATTCTTTTACTTTATCAAAAAACGCTTTTCCGACAAAACCTTTATGCCCTGTTACAATCATATTATTTATTCCTTTTATTTGGGTGGTCTTCTTTTTGAGTCAATTGGCCTTCTCTTTCTCTGTAATTCCAGAGTGTATCTTTTATATTATTTATAGTACAATGAGCCTTAAGGCTTTCTAAAAACTTTGTGCCAATCTCATATTTAACATCGTCCCGGTACTTCAATTCATTTATTATTTTAGTTTTTATTAGAGCGCAACCTAGATGTATTTCATTATCTAAATGCTCTCCTATGTTCTCGCCTATTTCATTTATCCGATTATACCCTGACATTACACAATCACTATATTCTTGATCCAAAATAGCTACCATATTTTTTACACAATTAGGCTGTAAAGTGTCGTCAGAGTCGACGCACATTATATATTTACCTTTAGCCATTGCAAGAGCCTTGTTGCTCGTCTT